ATAAAGTCACCATCGTAGCCCAGTTCTGCGAAAGTCCCCACACCCTTGTCATGGCAACGGATGGAGTATCAACATCGGCACCCTGCGAAAGAACCGCGCCCACTGCTGCTGTGGTCAGAAGATCGTCGGCAATCGTTCCGGTCCCGAAAGATATTGTAGAAAGTAGCCCAGTGGAATTGCTGGTGAAAACGAATTGGCTCGACACTGAACTCCAGGAGACCGCAAAATTAGGCGTGGTGAAAGCTGCTTGTATTGCCGCCGCCATAAGACTTTGACTTGCCACACCCGTTAAGCTAATCGAGGCCGATGTAATCGCTGTACCGTTTACGGTCAAGGTAAGTACACCCGTGATAGCCTGCATTTCGGCAAGGCTGTAGTGAGCGAAGCTGCCCGACGTCAAAGTTGCAGCACGAGCCGCTGTCCCATTGTAGGAAGCGAACAGAAGCGCCGATGGAAGCTGCGTACCATTCACCATGCCCGCGAAATAGATAGACGCATAGGCATACTCTGCGGATGACGGACCGAAGAAGTCAGAGACAGATTGTGCGCTGGCAAAGCTCAAAACCGTGCCGGTTGGCATAAGTACGTTCTCTGTCAGCACAAGGCCGTTCATCACTAGGCCCGCGCCACCGGGACTGAGGACGCCTGGAATTACATTTGCGATAACACTCGCCGGAATCGTCATAAATTCTCCTTAAACGTCTGCACCTTTGATGGTGTTCATTTCCAAAGTATCTGCCGACTGTAACGGAACAACCACAATCGGATTATACTGCAAATTCATTGTGAGTTCCCACCTGCGTTCATACTGCTCCTCACCTGTGACCAGCGGAACTTCGCGTCCATCGTCACAGTAAAGCGGGGCAATACCAGCAGCGAATTGTTCTGTTGCGTAAGACGTGCGCCAAACCGTCTTGACCGCCGCGCACCAATCACCTGATTGCGCTCCGTAAAAGTCAGCTTGGATCATTATGCGCTTAGGCCCGATAATGTCACTCTGAAAATTTACCCCGTCGTATGTGGAGCGAGGGACTTCGAGGTCAACAGATGAAATCTCAGTCAACTCGACAAAGCTCCCAACCGGCATTGCAACCCGGTTCACCTGAGCGCGTACAACTTCCGCAGTCCCCACGAATGGCTGCAAGAAAGCGCCGAGCGCATCGAACACAGAGTCCAACGCAATTGAGGACACGTATTGAGTCGGGGCGCTCATCAGTTCACATCCTGTAGCTGAATTGCGCAGCGTGACCATAGCGGCCATTGCTCTAGTACGGCGACTGTAAGCCACGTCTGCATTCCAATAATCACAATGTCTCCGCCCTGCGAGTTGACGCGCACAATGGCGTTCAATTCGCCGCGTAGGATGATTGACTTGGTAGCCCCTTGGATATTTAGGCCATCGAGGTGGCGAAGATCGGCAGCGGTGAGAGCTTGGACTTGCGCGAATCCGGTAACGGGAGCGGCATAGCTCGGAACCTGCTTGAGGCCGGAGCCGATAGTATATCCGGTCGATGCCTTCACAGTGACAGAGATATTGGGGTTCACCGTATCCGTAACCGCGTTGGCAACTCCGCGCAAATCCATCAGTCTGCCACCTTGTATGTGGTGCTATTGAGCATATCGCCGGTCCAGATAAGCGGCTTTGCCTGCGTTCCTGACGCAACCGGCAAACCAGCCGCAACGTCTCTTTGCGCCTGCACTACATCACGAGCGCGAATGTTCTGTGGATTGTTCCCAAACTTGAGGCGCAAGCGGAGCGAAGTTTTCGAGAGGGGCGGAGCGACCAGATCAATGATGCTCTGCTTGAGCGCCCCTTCAATTTCTTCGCCCATATACGCCAGAGTCCGATGCCCGTCCATCTTGGAACGCTTCAACTCGCCAGCCATCATCTCAGGCCACTTGCCGGACTCATTCGATACCATTGTGCGGAAGAAGGGACGCGGCGGAGAGGGAAACCTGCCTTTATGCCCAAACTCATTCCAAAAAGCAATCGGAGCTTGGTCGCTGTCGATGAAGCCCACCTGAACCGTTCCATGCGCCCGCTTTGCTAAGTCGAGGAGCTTAACTGTCACCGCATCGGACATCTTTATTGCTCTGGTAGCCAAATCGGCACCTGTTCCTCGAAAACCCCATCACACGAAACCTTGACTGCCGAAACCGTCGGCAATTCCAACTCTTCATTTCCGATTCGCTCCAGATCGCGCTCCAACTCGGAAGCGTCAATCGAGAGCGTGACCGTCATACCGGACGAGGGAGCCAATTCGTTCCCATTCCGTTCCCCGTGAACCCTTCCACCCGCGTCGGGTTTGCAAAATACTTCATTCCCCGATAACAGGTCGTAGCTTGCCAGAACGCCGCTCCATACTGGCTTTGCGCGAACCATGCGCCGCTTCCAGGCGTCGCTGGCGTAAAGTCGAAGGTAGCGCCCACCGCCCCTTCATTGGCAGCACTGACGCGCCCCACGGGACGGGGCTGGCCATCTGCGGTGAGTATTCCGCCAAGAAACGCAATGTGCGCTGTTACCATGTTGAGCAGCGCACCGCGAATATTCACGTCCTGCACCACACTGCCATCTGTGTTATTGAGGTATAGGCCAGCTTCCGCAAACATCGAAGAGAACAGCGACGGATTAACGTTGTAGGCCTCTGTGAACTCAGGGTAGCGGCCTACGAAAATGGCGGGATTGAACGAGGCAATCACGAATTGGCAGGCTCCATTACAACACCATCAATTTTGGCCGTCTTGCTCATCGGCTCGAACCCCGTTTTGACCTTCTCCGCGTTCTTTGCCTTCGACTGCGCTTCCTGCTCAGAATGCGCCTCGAATACAGCCCGCGTCTTCAAAGGTCCAAACCCCTCGTATGCTTCTTTCCACTCCGCCCAAAACTCCGCATCGACAGGCGTGGTAGAAAACATCTTCGGCGGCAGATAGAGGCCGCTTTCAGTCTTCGCCTCGTAGACCCCCGCAAGCGTCACTGTCAGGTTGCGGTTCTTGGGGTGATGCAACACAAGGCCGTTTGGTAGACGGCAGCTAATGAGAACTTGTTCCTTCGCCATGATTCCCTTTCAAGGAGCGGCTCTAGGCCGCGCTGAGGGGCACCGAAGTGCCCTCCTGTTGGAGTGCCTTTTCTCGGCTGTAACGCATACGCTGTGCAGCCGACATTTTCAACCTGACTTCTTCTGGCATCCCAGCCTCAAAACGATTGCGCTGAGATTGCGCCATTCTTGCCCGTACTTCTGGAGTGCAACGTTCACGCGCTGCAACCCGCATACGTGCTCTTGTCTCTTTGGAAATCTCTCGGCCCTGTTGAACCTGAGACATTTTCATTCGTGTCTCGGCTGTGTGATGATGCCCCGCAAAGTGCTTATTACCGAGCGGAGCGCCTGCGCCGACTTCTTTGAGTTTTGCCGAAATCTGCGCTCTCATTTCCGGCGTCATGCGCTCTTTCGCAGATGCCGATAACCTTGCGCATACTTCGGGAGAATGCTGGTGGCCGGGTTTGAAACCTGATCCGTTTGCTTTAGATGCAGCCGAAAGTCTAGCTCTCATCTCAGTTGTCATTCTCTTTTTTGTTCGTTCGGAATTACGCATATTTTCTTCAGGAGTAGCTTTTCTTCCGGATACCCCCTCACCGCCATCAGTGAGATTTCCTAGAATTCCTGTGCGATTATCCAAACGCCCATACTTGGCGATTTGACGCTTTTCCTCGGAGAAGGCGTCCTGCTCAGAAAGGTTTTGAGCAACAAAGATAATCATCGCTGGATTCTGCGGAGTCCGGATGCGATTATGTCTCATGTAGGCTCTCATGCCCCTTCCTTTGCCAACGTAGTACGGTGTTCCTGCTGCCCCGTGCTTCGTCGTATTCTCACGGATGTACAGATAAACGTAGAAGTTATCCATACATCCATGATACACCAAAACGACGCAATATCAAGCAAAAGAAAACCTAAACCCCAAGTAATGAAGAGATTAGGAATGGGCGGTATAAGACGCACCCCCACGTGCCCTGGCTTTGCTTCTGCTTGAAGCTGGACAGATCGATCTTGACCGGATGCGCCCGAAGCTTCTCAGTGAACGCCGTGGTGGCCGTCCTCTGCCCCTGCATTTCGTCCGCGATCAACTGCACGAGGTTGCCGGAGACAGTTTGGTACTCCGGGGCCGTCTCGATCTTCATCTTCGGGAAGTTCTTCTTGAGCATATCCTGCACGTTGACGTTATAACTGTTCGTCAAGGTGAGATACACCTGAGAGGCTGGCGACATTGCCAAAGTCATCGGCGAAGCCATGTCGAGTTCCACAAGGCCGTTGGCTTGGGCGACAAGCTGGCCGTACAGCGCCTTGATGTCGTTATAGACCCAGACCGCGCCATTCGTGTCGGTTGCTTTCTGCGCCCAAGTGACCAGATTGGTGACTGCGGCGATGGGAGCAATCGGAGCCGAGAGCGACGGATCGTTTAGCAGCCCGTAGTTCGCCAACCCTTGAATGCCGAAAAAGTAGCTCTTATTCTGGAACTTGCTCAGCGTCAGAACCGAAGCGATTCTTTGTCGGTTAGCCCAGTCGATGCGCGCAAGGCCCATCTTTTCCAGTTCGCGCTCGCCCCACTGAGTGATGACCTGGTAGGTATACGACTGGCGTTGCACCCA